CTCACGCCCTCCGCTTGTCCGTCCCCTTTGGACACCAGTCGTCCGGGTGCGTCGCCGGCCTCGGCGCCAGCTGCTCCGTCGCCGTCATCCGCTTCCCCACCGGCCGCAGCCCCTTCCCCGTTGGGCTGAACGTCGCGCTCCAGACCCCCGGGGCCTGCTTCTTGAGAATCACACTCGCCATCGGTAACCTCCTCGGCCTGCCACTGGCTCAGAAAGCGCGCCAGCTTCGCGTGGTCTTCCTTGGAGTAGTCCGCCGCCACCACCCCGTTGACAAACGAGAAGCCGCCCAGGACGACGGTCCTGGTGGCGAAGTGGGTGCCGGGCCTGAACCTGTAGTGCTTGATCATTTCTTGCCCGCTTTCTATTGATCGGGAGGGAGGCCCAGGACCACGCCTCCCGACCTCGGGGCGTGACCCTGGTACTACCGTGGGGGCTACGTGGTCTTGACGGCCGACAGCACCTTGGGCGGCACGTCGGCGTCGGCGGGCAGGACGACGCTGAGGACAGCGGCGGCCTCGCCCTTGTCCACGATGGTGCCCACGAGGCTCGCCACCGAGGAGTAGCCGCCCGGGGGGATGATCTCCACGACCAGCTCCTTGGCGCCCAGGCCGTCCGTGGTCTCGGCGACCTTCAGCGTGTTGGTCGCCGCCGTGTACGCCGCCCCGGCGATGTCGGCGTCAGCGTTGGCCAGGGTGACCAGCTGCGCAGCAATCTCGTCGATGGTGTCGTTGGTCGAGGTCCCGGTGTAGCTGAACACCTTGTCGGCCTTGTCGGCGTCGCGCATCAGAATGGTGAGCTTGAACGTCCAGCCCTCCCAGTCCGCCGCGCTCGTCATCTCGGTCGCATCCGCGCCCGACCAGATACCCCCGTCGCCATCGAAGTAGGAAGCGGCCATCTCCTTGGCCTGGGTGTCGCTGTCGGCGAACACGAGGATTGAGTTGGCGCCCTGCTTGCGGGTAGCCGCTGCGCTACCGGCGGCCAGAGTCACCATGTAAATTGCCTTTGCCATCTAACAACGCTCCTTGCTGAGATTGAGGAAGAAGGGTGAACAAGTAAGGAGCGGGACCCGGAGGCCCCGCCCCTTCGCTTGCTGTTAGTTGGTGATGCCGTCCGCCAGGGCCAAGCCCTTCTCGGAGAAGCACGCCAGGCCGCAGTACCACTTCACGCGGTAGATGTGCTCGTCCTTGTCCTCCGCCTCGCCCACGTCCACGACCTGGACGCCGGCCGCCTGGCTCGCGGTGAGGCCCGCGATGCCGTGGGTGCGGCTCCCGTCGTCGAACGTCCCCGCCAGCACCGTGGTCTGGGCCGAGCCACCGCCCTTGACCTGGTTGATGGGGATGTAGTAGTTGCGGAAGATGGGCACCCCGCAGTACGCCGGGACCGTGGTGCCGCTGGGCAGCTCCACGACCTCGGTGACGCTCGCGCCGCCCAGGCCCCGGAGCAGGGCCTTGTACGAGCGCAGCGTGCGGGCGTGCATCATGATGTAGTCCGCGTTGCCGTCCTTGTCGGTGACGAGGTCCAGCAACTCGTCCAGGAAGGCGAACGACAGCGCGCCACCGCTGGCGCCGGTCGAGACCTTCTGGCCGGCGGCGCAGAGGGAGAGCAGGCCCGTGAACTGGTTCGACAGGCCCGTGCCGTTGACCAGCATGTCCTGGAACTTGCGGCCGGCGCTCTTGGCCTTGCTGGCGATTTGCACCGCCGTCTGGTCGTTGCCGTCGCCCGAGCGGGTGGCCTGGACCAGGCCGTTCACCTCGGCGTCGCCCATGATGGTCGTGAGCCCGCTCGTGACCTGGGTGAAGGTCGCGGCGGCCTTGCCGGCGCTGGCGCCGCTGAAGGTCGTGCCAACCGTACCCACGATGACGTCGCCCAGGACGTTCTCGCGGTTGTACGCGATGGCGTTGCCCTCGATGGCGTCGAAGGGCAGCAACTCGTACATGCGGTTGACGGTGATGATGTTTTCGATCACGCCTGCGACCAGGTCGTCCTGGGCCAGCTTGGCGGATTCGTCGAGAGTTACGGATGCCATGGGGTTCTCCTTACGGTTGAAGAGTTGACGCAATCTCAGCTCACCTAACCGGATCACCCGGCGCCGCTCGGGGTCACCCCGTGGGCACTAGAGCCAAAGCAACTACAACCCTAGCTCTAGTGCTTGCGGAAGTAAAGACCTGTTTTGCCTAGCGCAGGCCCTCCGGGGTCCTGGCCCCGTGCAGTCGGCCCTTCTTGAGGCCGTCGGCGATGCGCTGGGTGGCCGACCTCGGGCCTGCCTCGCGCTTCTGGGGCTTCCCGCTGCCGCCCCTGGGGTCCATCCCGCTGCCCACGGGTGCCTCGCTGTCGAAGGCCCGCCCGAAGCGGGCGTCACGCTTCATCTCCTCGACCAACTCCACCAGGGACATCGGCTGTCCCGTGACCGTGCTGTAGCGGCGGTCGCCGGCCGCGTCCACCACGAACACCTTGAACTCGTCACCCTCCTCCACCACCTTGACGTTGGCCTTGATGTGGGGCAACAGGAGGTCGGGCGAACCCTTGGCGCTCATGAGAACGTCCTTGGCCGCGTTCTCGACCAGCAGCTTGTACAGCTGGCCCTGGAGCGCGGTGTTACGGGCGTTGAGCTTGTTGATCTCCACCCCGTGCTCCTTGGCGAAGTCCTCCTTGATCTTGGCCACGTTGACCTTGCCGCCAGCGGCAATTTGGTCATTGAGCTCCTTGAGCTTGCCGGTGAAGGTCTCCTTGATCTTCTCGGGGCTGTCGCCGAACTCGGCAAGCAGCGACAGGTCCACGTTGGGGCGCTTCTTGGCGTCCTCGCGCGCTCCCCTCAGCGACTTGTTGAGGCCAACGATTGCGTCGATGACCCCCTTGTGGCTCTCCAGCGGGAGAAACTTGCCCTCCTTGGCCTCCGCCCCGTACAGCGGGCGGAACGACTCGGGGACGGCATCCAACGACTCCACGGGACCAAACAGAAACTCCATTGATGTTCTCACTTTCTTGGCGTCACGCCATGGTGTGCTTCACGCACGGTTGAGGAAGACTCTACCTGTACCTGTCGGATAAGTCGAGCGCCCGCCCCACTACAGCCCCGCCTTCTCAAACGCCCCGGGCATCTTGACCCTCATCTGCTCCAGCGTGATGGGCTGGAAGTTGCGCCCTAGGTTGAGCCGGGCGAACTCCGCCGCCGTCAGGCCGCCCTCCTGGAACAACTGAGCCCTGGTCGGGCCGAGAACGTCCTTGATGAACTCGTCTGGCTGGTCGCCCAGCCACTCGTAATAGGTCTGCGTGGCTGGTGCCGGGCCGCTCATCGATGCGCGCTGGGCCCCCTCGGACAATGCCGCGTATTCGTCCTTCAACACCGCAACCTTGGTAGTCCTACAGCGGACGTGGGCGGGAAACGTAGGCCCTTCGCCCAGGGGGAATTCCTTGCCGTCCATGAAACGACAATAGGGCGTGGTGCGACCGTCGAGAGTCGCCACCACGCGCTCCTTCTCAATGATGTCCGCGTTGGNNCTTTCGCTACAAGCCCATCGGAGTAGTTTGCCGCCTTGGTCCCCCGCAGCGCCAACTCCGTCTGCTGGTTGGTCCACCCCTGGGCGAAACCCCTAGAAATGAGGTCTGATGCTGCCTGGACCTCATTTTTGGCCCAGCCCTTGACGAACCCCTCCAGCAACTCACCCGTCGCTGGGATGGGCTGGCGGAAAGCCTCCTTGTAAATCTTGGCAGCTTCTACCACAGAAGCCCGAATCTCCTTGGTGGTGGCTACGTCAAGAGCCCTACTGAAGAACAAAGACTCCATCTCGGTCAACTCCGCAAGATACGGCAACACTACATCATCAACGTGCCCGAGGAGTGGGGTCAGTAGCTCGTCGCGTGCCCCAATGAGCAGCGACCTTAGTTTGGCTGGGGTGAGGTCACCTAACACTTCCTTCTGAGTCGCCACCCAATCGGCGAAGCCCCCAACCATCTTCTGGCTCGCCTCCTTGACCTGCTGCGCAAGGCCAGAGGAAGCCTGCTCCAGATACACTTGATGGCGAATCGTAGTGTCAATGATGGACTTCGTTGAAGGCTTGGGCGGCTTGGGTAGATTGGCCTTGAGCGCAGAGCGAAGCGAAGCCCCTGGAGCCACCCCAGCCTTCTTGCGAACAGCCTCCAATAGCTGTTTGAACTCGCTCTGGGTCAGGTCCAATGCTTCCTGGATGGCCCGGTCAGTCATCTTGGGGCCACTCAGTAGGTCGGCCAGCTTCTGCTCGGCCTTGGTGAAGTTGACGTGAGCCAAGGGCCTACTACTCCGGCTCGGTCTGCTTCTGTGGAGTCGTCGGCGGAG